CTAATATCAATATAGAATGTAAGTCTTTTAGGAGCCATTGTAATCTCAGTGAATGCACCAGCACCCTCATCTGCTGAATCAACTTCACTTTTCCATAATGCTGTTGAACCAGCATAAACTGGAATACTTACATCACCAACTAATCCACTCATTAGTGTTGCACCAGCTTTAACTGCTACAAGATTACCACGTAATGCACCAAGCATATCAAACTGTTGAACACCAATTGCATATTCACCTGCTGTATTAGTTGTTGCATCAATCACTGCTCTTTCTTCGAATTCGAAAGGCACTGTTAAGTTACCACGAAATGATAAACCCGCATCTGCGAATCCTTTTTTACCAGCATCAAGTACTGCTAATGACACCTCATCCTGATGCCTACCTTCTACGACATTTCTAATTGCCTTGAGTAAACTAAATTTTTCCATATTTATATTGTTTCTATTATTAATTTTTATATTATTTTTTTGTTTTTCTTCTATCTGAGTATCAATATTTTTAATTTCTAAATTAATTGACTCGAACTTTTCGTTCTCAGTTGTAAACATTTCACGCTTTTCGTCTTTAGCTGTTGATAATACAGCTTCAATTTCTTGAAGTTTTAATTTACGTGTCTCTATGAGTTTATTTAAATCTATCATTTTGTTAATGTTTTATATAAATACGCTATTTTATTTTATTTTTTTAATGTATCGAGAATATTATCATATTTTTTATAATAATTCTCTAATTCTTTCACCATCAATTCTTTTTCCTCATTCTCTTGAACTCTTTTTTCTTCGGCTTTTACCTTATCTAATTCTTCACCTTCCTTGAATTCATCAAGTCCACGAGTACTTACTTCCGCATCACTATATGCTGGGTCTATTACTAAACTAAAATCTTTAACAGCATCGAACTTAGTGATTGTTCTTAAAATTGTACCATCATCTCTTCTTTCCCAACTCTCACTATTAGGTTCACCACTGAGACGAAAACTAAATGATGCTGAACTTAAATCACCATCCTTAATACTCTCAAGTAATCCTCTGTCTTTTACCTTTGGTTTGAAACTAAAATGAACACCACGTTGGTCTACATTAAATCTTAAACTATTTCTTTCTCCATCTGGACGATAACGTGCCAATATACTATCAGGTAAATGATTAAATTTCATCACTATGTCCTGACCTCTTAGGAATTCCTCTGTAGCAGCACTAGGTTTTATTATCTCATTAAACTGTCCACCTATTAAATTACTTTCAGTGTTGAATACTATTGCAGTACCTGTTATTGTTCCGTTATCAATATCAGCACGAAGTTCTTGATTATACCTTGTTTCTATATTATCTGTAACTACCTTTAAATGACCTTCAAGCATTTCTGCTACTTGCACTTCTACGTCTTTTTTATTACTCATTATTTTCTTTTTTATTATCTTCGTTTATTTTTTCAACTACCTCAATTTCTTTCACAGGCTTCGCTGAATTATTAACCTTATCGCCTTGAACCACTGGGTTACTTAATTTCTGTAAGTTGGTACTGATGAATGCATCGTTACCACCTTTAACTGGGAACGGTGAATTATATGTAGCACGTATTTCGTTACTTGTTCTAACCCCAATGCTGTGAAGTTTTACTGCTACATCTGCTTTGGTATTAGCATCAAGTCGAACTATATTCTCTACATCAAATCGTAACTCATTACTAACCCACTCAGATGGTAGATATATCTTACGGAACATCTCGTTCTCAATCTTTTCAATTATTGGAAGTAGTCCGTTGTTCATAAAGTCGAGGCTCTGTTGTTCTGCTGTGTTAAACTTACCACCTTCTGAGAATGCCAATGATGGTGGTACACCATAAAATCTACATATCTCTAATACATTAAATGCTTTATTCTCTATCATCTGACTATCCTTTGGATTAATACTAATCGACTGATACTCTAATCCAGAATCTATTGCGACGATTCCACCACTAATACCACCAAGTATAGGGTTAAGTGCTTGAACAAATGCTTCCTTCGCTTTAGCTGCCTGTCCCTTTAATAAATTAACACCAGCAATAGGTCTGAGAATACCACCAAGATTAGCACCACTTTTGAAAAAATTAAGACTATGGTTATCTGTATGGTATGCAATACCTAATGCAACACTTGCATACTCTAATGTTGATAATCCTTTAAGACCATTAACATCAGGGTAGTTCATTATGTGTATGATTTGTGATTTATCATATTCTTTTTTAGATAATATATTTTGATATGATATTGTTGCAGTACCTGCTCCTAGTAACTGACTAACATCAACAGTTGATGTAAGTGGTGTTCCATTAACCACGATTTGAATGTAATCACTATTAAGTAATGTGAGTCCTAATACCTGACCTGTTCTAACTCGGTCTATAAGAATAAATGCATTACCTTTATTAAGAATATTAAGTACTGTTAATTTCTTAAATGTATATGAACTCATTATTGAGTTTGGTTGTACATTAAGAATATTATAAAGTGGGTTCAATGTATCTATCTTTTTCCAGTTACCATCATACTTAAATGGTAATAGTGGTAATGATGCTATACTATCACTAATGAGATTAATACATCTATATACAGTACTTAATTTTAAGGACTTGTTCTGATTATAACTTGCGTAACTACCATAATTTAATGTACCCATTATTGGGTTCTGGTATTCATCACGTGTTTCCTCTGCTGGTGTTTGTAATGGTGCTATTGTTTTTCTTTTAAATCTATCGAATATATTAGCCATATTAATGTTTCTACTAAATACGCTTAATTTCTACTAATATTTATTAACTGTTAATACGCTGAGAATGTGTATTGTGGAGTGTCTAATAACGCACCTAATGCATTAAGACTCGCAACAATACCATCAACCTTCTTTCCCTTACTACTTTTATCAATCAGATAATTTCCCATATAATTTTGTTTTAAAATCACATTACCGAACATCCATTTTGTAATGATATTCTTTTTCATAATTACCTGACCTTGCATCATTAATTTCTGGAACTCCTTTATCGGCTTGTTCATACTACCACTTGTCTGTTGATAAGGTAACATAAGTAGTCCTGCTTGTGTAGCATCGATTGCGAAACTTGTAGCATTCCATTTATCATAACTTACTTTCTGTATTGGAGTATTATTATTTACCTTAAGAATATCCTCAAGTATACGCTGATAGTCTACAACATTACCTTGAGTGATTTTGATGTGACCATTTGCTGCTGCATTCCTATACATATCCTTATTGATATTAGTATTGATACTGTCTTCGGGTATATAATATTCGTTAAAAAATATGAAATTCTTTTCACGTCTGAACATATATGATACTGCTGTGATGTCTGATACTGCACTTAAGTCAACACCACATATACAGAACTCATTGTCATATTCAGATATATTAATGTCTTTCATAGCATCTACAACATATTTTTCAGATATCCAATCCTCCTCACTATTTGCTTTCAACCACATATTGAAGTTCTTAACCAGAACACCGTTGCGCTCGGCTTCGAAGTTCACTGCCTTGTTAACCTCTGATTCAATGAAGTCCGAGTATACACTGATGTTAAGATTAGGGTTGGCTTTAACCCATAAGTTCTTATCGGTATAATCATCATCCTCATCTAATGTAAATATAATAGCGAACTGTGCTGGGTCATCTGCTATACCACTTAATATATCTGTACAGTATGAACGCAACTGATAACAGAAACTATTGGTGTCGAATCCTGCTGTGGTAATCACTAGTAGTAATGGCATTTCTCTACTACCCATTGAAGACTTTATAACATTATACATTAGGGAATTCGGTGCTTCGTGGAGTTCGTCTATTATTCCAAAACTCGTGTTAAGTCCGTCTAACTTAGACGCATCACTTGCAGTAACAATAAGTTCACTGTCATTGAATTTAAGACTATTATAGTAATGTCTAATATGTTTCTGTTTGATATCGAGTTGAGTTGCAAACTGTTTACACTTCTTGAAGTCAACGTTCTTAGCTTGTTCCTTACTATTAGCACTCACCACTACTTGTGCATCAGCATCAGTTAACATATGGTATAAAGATAACGCAGTTGCGTATTGACTCTTACCTTGTTTACGTGCCATCTCAATATATGCGTATTTAGTTTTTCTTATCTTATCTGCTTTCCTGTAGATACCATATATTGCTGCCGTTATAAATATCTGCCAAGGTTCTAATAAAAAAT